ACAATTCTTTATTGTTTATATAATTTTTCTTTCTCATTGCATTTTTCCCTTGACAAGATTTAAACCGTGTGTATAATAAGACTGTGTCTTTGAAAGTCTAAGTATTAATATTGATTTTATATGTTTTGTATTCAAATTGTTCTTCATTATATATCTTAACCCTTTCAATATAATGTAACAAAGTAAAGTTCTTACGCTCTTTCCAAGATAGATCATCAGATATATCATATAGAACAGCTTGTTCTTTGTTATCAGATAACCTTAGTCCTCTACCAATAGATTGTAGATTTCTTACTTTAGACTTAGATGGACTAGAAAATATAATATTATGTAAATTCTTAATATTAATTCCAGTAGAAAATGTTCCATAAGAAGCAATAATAATAGAGTTATTATTCTTTTCTACTAGATTACGAATCTTTTCTCTATCGTTTCCATCAATACCCCCATGAACAAAATAGATATCTTTATCACTATGTTCATTAGAAATCATATCATACAACACTTTTCCGTGTTTGTCAACATACTGAAATAATAATAAAGTATTACCTTTTAATGATAAAGATAAATTAGTAATAAACTTGTTTCTTTCTTGATTTGATACAAGAAAATCCATTTCTTGTTGAAACGAATACTTAGAACATTCTTTTTTAATATCATCAGGATATTGTAAAGAGATACACTTAATCATAAAATTTGATAAATGTTTTTGTTCTATAAGCTCTGATGTTGTGATTATTTTCTTTACAGGTCCAAACAATCCTTCTAGCACAAGTTGATGTGTTTCAGATCCGTCAAGGGTTCCGGTAAATCCAAATCTATACTTACAGGTTTCTAACTTTGTCATTATAGAAGTAAGAGATTTGGCTTTAAATAAATGTGCTTCGTCACCAATTACGACATCGAATTGGTTGAACCAGTCTTTTGATTGTTTGAAGATTGATTGCCAAGTTGAAATCACAAACTGTGATTTTATATTTTTATCTTGGCCTTGGTAGATTTTGTGAATATTGTCTGGATCGCTGTAACCATAACTAAGAAAATCTGATGCCATTTGATGAATAAGAGAAGTAGTAGGGACAATTATTAATGTTCTCAAGTTATAAAATCTTGAGAGTAAATAAATAATTAAACTTTTACCACTACCTGTTGGGGATAATAACATTTTTCTTCTAGATCTCACACATCTTACAAACGCCTCTAATTGATATTCTCTTGGTTGAAATGGTAAATTTAAACTTTTAACAAAATCAAGAGTCTCTTTTACAGACATATTATCAGAACTAAAATCAGATAATAATTCTAATTTATAATCTCTACTTTTGCAAAATATTTCTAATTGTTCTGTTAATCCACCATATAATAAACAATTCATTGGATTGAAAAGATAAATATTTCCATCCCAAAGTTTATTTTTATAAGCAGGCATAAATTGATAGTTTGGAACTTTAAAAGTAAAATAATCCTTTATTTCATATCCTACACCAGGTTCACATATAACTTTATTGTAAACCTCGTTCACTTTTTCTAATTTTATAATTTCCATTATGCACCTGATGTAAATTTAATCCAATCAATAGCAGATTTGATATTGTATCCTCTGTTATTCAAAGATTTTATAATGGATTGTAGAAGGTCTATTTTCTCTTGTTGGTAACTTATCTTTAGATTTAGATTGATAATATCTTTATCACCTTCAAGATACATAGGTATTTCAGATTTTATAACCATACCTTTGGATGGAAGTTCCCATCCTTTTTTCAATGTTTCTTCATTGTGACCCTGTGTATAAAATTCGTATTTTTCTAACTTTAATAGTTTAAGATCTGATTCATTTTTCTTAAATAATAACTTTTCCTTTATCAAATATTCATAGTATTTTTGATGTAATTTTGCTATCTTTATAGACTCATCGGCAAGCTCAGTCACATCTATTTCTGAGTCAGTTTTCCACTCAGACATAATCTCATCAATGTTCATAACAATCCTTATATATTTTGAATTTTATAATGGGTATATTTGAAAGTTGCACTACTACTTATATAGTTCACAGAAGTATCTGTTGAATTAAATTTTAATTCTGTTAAAGCTACCGGATGTGCATCTACAAAAGTTACTTCATAGTTCGCTATTTTTGTACTGGATAAAACTAATACAGTAATGTCAGATAACAAACCTTCACCTGTTATTCTAGGGACATCTGATAATTCTTTATATTGGTCGTATGATTCTGGAAAACCTAAACCCAATAACCAATTGTGTATCTCTAGGTAATTTTGTAAGTCTTCATCCACCTTAAAACTTATCTGTAAAGGTTCAAATGATAGGTGATCACCAGTTTGTGGAATTCTTACAAATGGGTTGGGTGTGTCTACATGTGGAAGAGAAATAGCAGGTATGTTCACAGATTGAACAAAGAAATTAACATGAGGTGCCTTCTTAATTTGAAATCTAAAATTAAGAGGGGATAAAAAGTTTTTATTTTCTGGTGTATTATCTATACTTGACATTTGTTTTTTATCCATTTACATTTTTTGAAATGCCATCGAATCATTTGTGGTTTTGGACCTATTTTGTTACAATGTGGACACTGTAACAAAATATTTACAGGATTATCTGATATAAATTTATTTTTCCCATCTGCTATTTGTGTATAAACGGGATTGTTATTTTTTAATCTTTGGGATAGTGCTTGTTTTTGTTTATGTTTAACTTTCGGATTTTGAAAATTATGTGTACCATTTTCAATTTTTATTTTTTGTCGCTTGCTTTTTAATATATTTTCATTTTCATTAAGCCAATGGTGTGTACCATTTTCTAATCTTTTTTTATTAGATATTTTTCCAGCTTTTGATGCAGTTTCTAACCCAAACGCTCCACTAATATTTTTATTAATCCATTTATTTTCATTTAAAACTTTTAATTTTTTTAAAACTTTTTCTTCCCATTTAATAGCTTGTTCACCATTTGTAAATATTTTTCTTATTTGTATTATATCTGGTTCACCATTTTTTTTTCTAAATTCGTCAACATATTTTGAAGAAGTAAAATAATTAACCCACAAGTCTGAAGGATGGCATTTTTTACTATATCTAACTCCATAATACCATTTATTTAATTTTGACCAACCAATAAGATATGTATACGGTTGATTATCTACTGCTGACATACCATTCTCCTTATGGTATATTTATGATATAAAAAAAGGGAGTATAAAACTCCCTTAGTATATTCCCGTTTTAGTTATTATTTTTTTTATTGGGAATAGAATAGGGGGAGAAAAATCTCCCCCAAGTAGCATTACATTAGGTTATTAACAATAACTTTTCTGTAGTACTTGTTAGAGTTAATTGCAAGACCATCATCAGTAAATGCTGTTAAACCTTTTGCGAATGGGTTTGCAATCATACCGTAACGAGTTTTGAACCCTACCTTTGGCTGGAAGGAGAGAGGATCAACTGCTCTGACCATCTGTAGAGGAACATATGGGCAGTAGAACAGACCAGCATCAAATGCTGATGAACCCTTATAACCAACAGTCATATAGTTACCACCGACAGCATATGGATCGATGTAAACTTTTAGACGACCGTTAAGAACACCAGCAAAAGTATTGCCTGTGTCATCAACTTCTAGGTTATTTGAATTTAGTGCTGGTGCATAGTCAAGAACACCGGCCATTTGTAGAGCTGAAGCAACATCTGATGAACAAAGCACCATGTTGCCTTTCCCTCTACGTGTCTCTCTTGCGATTCTGTTCGCTTCTCTTTCGAGTTGGAACATAAGACCCTTGAATTTTTCAACTGACCAACGACCGTTTGAATCTGTGTCTAGATCAAAAACACCAGAAGTAGTAGTGTTTAGGTCAGCACCAGTTTCAGCAGTAATGTTGATTGTACGAATAACTTCACGGTTGATTTCAGCAAGAATTTCAGAAGAAAGAATGTTGCTGAGTTCAGTTTCAGCATCAAGACCATGAATTGCCTTTAGGTCTTGTGCTAGTTCCATAGTGTATTCTGCTTTTAGAGCACGAGTCTTAGCAGTCACAGTTAGTTTCTCAATAGAGAAAGCCATTTCTGGGAATGCTGTATTACCATCAGTACCAAGAGTTTCAGCTTGTGCTGTTGACATACCAGAACCAGTGTTGTATGTATTAACAGCAGTTAGCGGAGAAGTGTTAGAAGCACCAGGAATGCCTGAGTTTTCTACATGCTTCTGACCAAAAGTATTAGCACCAGAAACAACAGAAGAAAATGCAGTATTAACTTCGTTGTAGAAGGTTTCGTCACCAGCTTGGTTTGAGTAGCGTGAACGCATTGCGAAAATAAGACCAGTTGGACCAGTCATTGGCTGGACACCACAAATGTCGTATGCAACTAGGTTTGGCATTGCACGACGAACAAGTGAAATAAGAACTGGATCAAAGATATCAACAGCACCGTCTGCTGGTGTTGAAGAAGAAGCACCCATAATGTTTGTAGCAGCTGGGTTAGCTTCTGTTAGAGTTTGATAATTACCGTGTGCTGCATCTTCTCTTAGTGCTTTTTCAGTATTTTCTAGAACTAGAGCAGTAACAGAACGACGGTGTGTATCTTTGATGGAACCAACTGAGTCACAGTCTAGGACTGGAGCCCACTTATTTTGAATATCCTCGGATAAATACATTGTTATTCCTTTCTATAAGATGTATTTTAGACTATTTATAATATATTAATTTTTGACTGTTCTTTGTAATGCATTAACATATTTCTGCATTGATGGATGAACATAAGATTCATTCAACTCTGTTTCTTCTTCAAAAACTTCTTCTTCAAGATTAGAAGAAACTTGTTGTTTCTGAGTACCGAAATAATTTTCTTTAATGATTTCTAATTTTTTACCATACTCATCAACGTCACCATCAAATTCAATTCCCTCAGCGAATGATAAAAATTTATCTTGTTGCATTAAAGTTAAATCTGATGAAACATCATCAATTACCTGTTTTTTTACAGATTCAGAAAGAACATTTTTCAATTCTGAGTTTTCATTAATAGAATCATTGAGTCTGTTTTCGAGGTGTTCAACTTTTTCAGCTAGTTCTTCTACAATGTCAACTTTGTCCTCTGGCATTTCAATATAATTTTGTTCAAATAGTCCCTTTAGACCTTGAATAAATTCTTCATTTACTTCATTCTTCAATGTAGATTCAATGGCAACTTCATTTTCCGCCATCCAATTTTCTACAACATAGTTTAAGTAGTTATCTAACTTATCAGTGACTTCTTCAGTGAAGTATGATAATTCTTCGTTTAATGCTTCTTCAAACTGCTCTTCTAGCTCTTGAGTTACAGTTGTAACTTTAGCGTTTACAGCAGCTTCAAAAAGAACAGTAGCTTTTTCTTTAAATTCTTCTGATAGTTCCTCACCAGCAAACATTTCAGCAACATCTTCTTTCATAGAACCAGATGCTGCGGATGGTTTAGCTGCAATAGTAGATGCATTTTTAGCAGCTGCATCATCAGGAATGTTATCTGCCCAGTGACCAAACTGAGCCATAACCTGATCAAACATATTTGCAACTTGTTCTTTTGGCATAGCTGCCATTGCTGACATCATACCATTCATCATTGATGATTTGGAATCTGCCATTTGAGTGTCTGTAACTTGACCTTTTGCTTTAATAGATTTAGCAGCAATGGTTTCGTTACCAGAATCTGGGGAATCCATTTCATACTTTTCATCTAAGATTTCTTCTTGAGACATATTTGTTTCTCCTTTGAGCATTTATATCTATTTATAAAATTTATCTTTTTAATGATAAAGAGGAAATATAATCTTCAAAGATTGATAGTTTACTCTCTTCAATTTGTGACATTGACATTTTTCCAATTGATTTTTTAGTATTATTCAATTTTTCTTCTAGCCAACTGTCACTAACTGGATCATAAATCCATTCTACATTTTCCATAATACCTTGAACAAATGCTCCTGGAGCAGAAGGATCAGCGACAATATCAGCAGCTGTAGCAATTCTGTAATCATCTTGTACAACCATAACACCTGTTTTTTTACAGGGTTCAACTCTACCCATACCTCTACAAGATACACCAAGACTTGCACCTGAATTTAAAAGACCTTTAGCAATTTCACCCATTGGTGTTTCTGTTAGTCTTGCTTTACCAATATAATTATTGCCATCTCTTTTTAATTCAGTGATGATATGTGAAACTCTATCAAGATTAATCTGTGGACCTTTTGGATGTCCAAGCTCACCATATGCTCTTTTTTGTTCTACTATCTCTTTACAATATCTTTCTGCTTCTTTTTCAAGAGTAGAGATAGGATATATTCTGCCGTTTTTATTTTTTTGTTCGCCGACTAAGAATACACCACGAATGTAATTATTCTTTTTACCAGAAGCTTCATCTGCTTCTGTGATATATTCTACTTCTTCTGTTAGTTCTTTGTTTAGTACCTAAAAGCTATTGGAGCTGCTACCATACCAGTTCCTGTTAAAGTTTCTGTGGGTTCTTTTTCTACAATAACTGCTTCTGTGTTAGTTACCGTTACATTACCAACACTACCTACATTAAGAACAGCAGCTGCACCAGTGTTAATGACTCTAACTAAATTAGAATTAGCAACAGTATTTGCTGTTCCTATAGATATTTCAGGTCCTAATACTTTTAAAATCATTTTACACCCTTAATATTCCTTGATATGGTTCTGTTGTATTTACAGTTGGGCTTGCTGTGCTAACTGCATCACTCTTATCATAGTAGTAGATATTACTATTATTTATTCTTTTTTTTTCTTAGATTTT